TTTAATTATGTCAACACGTTCAAGGATTGGAATCCTTAACCAGGATGGAACTATTGAGTCTGTCTACCATCATTCGGATGGATATCCACAATGGCTTGGTGTTGTACTGAAGCGACACTTCTCTAATTCTTTGAAAGTAAGAGATCTAATGGAGGGGGGAGATATTAGTTGTATTCGATCTACTACAGATTGGAGCATGAAAGAACTAGATCAACCCATCATTAGAACTTACAAGATGAGAGGGGAGGAATGTCCATCGGCAGAACATGAAGACCTAAAGGATTTCTTGTTATATGACACGGTACAGATTGAATATTCCTACTTGTGGAATCCAAACACTATGAACTGGTCTTGTTGGAAAGCGAATTATGACTATGAGTGGGGGATACCAAAAGCCCCAACTAATGAAGTAATTCCAGACAAGCACCCAGAAGAAGTAAGAACAAATAAAGTTCTGCTTTAGTTACTCAGTAAAGGCTGACTAGGGAGCTTCAAGGCTCCCTTAACTATTCCCTCAATCAAGAGGGATCAACCCACCATTTTATTTTTATTTATGGGCTTACATGTCTACATTTTCAGGGATGATTTAGGGGACTGCACTGGCAATGGTGTGACCTCACCTGGAAGAAATTACAAAGGCTTATGTCTAACTAATGTCGATGGGCCTTTTAATCCTGATGATGATTATCCAGCTTGCAAGCTTGAGAAAGTTACACATAGTTGGGGATCACATGTGCGGATTGTTCCTGATGAATTAGAAGGTAAATGGTCAATGATGGGTGGTAACTATGCAGCCACCTCAGACAGTCGATTCAATGAGGCTATAGAAAAAATGCTAGGTCATAATTTCTATGGTGCTTTACCTGTCCATGACAGGACAGAAACAAGAGAACAAATGAACAGTTATGACTGACTCTCTCTCTCTGCCTCATAACCTGGGGCAGACTGAGGGACTCTCTAAGAGTTACCTCTTTATTCACCTGCCACATAGGAATTTAATTATGGCTAGACAAACCATTGCTTCACTTACTGCCGAGCTTGAAGAGCTTAGACCTTTAGCTAATGGCAAAGCTGAAGCAGAATTAAGAGAACAACAGCAAGCCTTATTTATATTGCTTGCAGCTGTAGCAACTATTGGATTTATTTTCTAATGGTACGTTTAATGATTTACTCAGCCCTTGCTTTATTAGCAGGGGTCTGGGTTTTTTCTTCTATCTCTAATGGGGTGAAAGAATCACCACTTGGAGAGACTCTTATTCAAAGACGCTCGCAGATTGAGAAACAATGGGAGCAATGAAACGCTACGAACACGCACTAGAAAGCAACAAAGCTTTGTTAGTTGAGTGTTGGTCAAGGATGCAAACCAGTCGCAACACTGAGACACGTGAGAACATGTCAAAGATTGTAGAAAGATTGCGTTCAGAGTTACCTAAGACTATCGTGGATCAATGCAGACTAGATGCTAACGCTCTGGCTGCTGGCATCCTCGCCAAAAGAAAAGATGACTGGCTCTTTAATGACTATGAAGAATGAGTATGAACCTAGTAAATTCACCAGGGATAGAAAACTCTTCGAGTTATATAAAAACTGGCATCAATCTTTTTTCAAATCGGAACCCAGCTCGCAGCAAATCATAGTTTCTTGCGAGTGGGCATCCTATTTATTATCTAACCCGCCACAAAAGGATGACTAAACAAATTGAACAGCTTCATAGGCTGATTGATAAGACTCCAACAGAGAAACATGCAAACAATAAGGGAGAGTGTCTCTTCTTTGTATTGTATGACCACCCTATTGGAGAAAAGAAAGGGTCTTTCTTCTCATGTTATTGGAACCATATACCAGAAGGGGCAACTCATTGGTCAATGTGTTTTGATGTACCACCTGATGAGGAATTAGGAGAAATAAAAACTAGAGAAGAGATCCTTGAAGATACATTCAAGGAAACTTTTACTAGCTTGTTTCCTAATCCCATCATTGAACGTGGATTGATGGAACCTATCGCTCGTAAATTATTTGATGCAGGTTTAACAGCATGAACAATTCTGAATTAGCTGATGAGTTGGTAAACAAACCAACAACAGAAGCAAAAGACAAGCTTCAAGTTGTCTTACCTCCTCGATTAATGGGCCGATTGGTTTATTTATCTGAAGAGATGGGTATCAATAAGACTGAACTCGTAAAAAGAATCTTATCTGAATGGTTCGAGAAGAACTACGAGGACAAGATGAACTTCTGGGAGGGAGTCAATTGATATGAGAACACAACAAGATCAGATCGCTCTCGAAAGGGAGATGATTACTCTTGGATGTGACAGGGTTAACTTCTTAACTAACAGACAGAAGAAGAAAAGACAGGAGTCTCTCTCTAAATGGGGAGAGGCTCTGTCTACCTATGGTGTAGATCAAATCACTATTCACATTCGAGCTGTAAGAAAAAGAATCCAATCGGGCAAAGCAGGTATTAGCTTTGCCCAACTGTTACCCATCACCCACTTGCCGCCACAACAGGTGGCAGCAGCAAGCATAAGAACTGTAATTGATTCTTTGAGTTCATGTCCAACTCTTCATAGTGTCTCAATGGATGTAGCTGACAAGCTATGGATAGAGACAATGCTAGATAGGGCAACGACTCAGGAGTTATTAAAGTTTAAGCGAGGTCGTAGCAGACAGGCTCATAAGATGGCTGCTATTAGGAGGATGGAAAGGACTGATAACTGGACTGCTAAAGAAAAGATTGCGTCAGGTCTATTCCTGGTTCAGTTGATTGCAAAAGAAACTGGACTGATAGAAATAGTCAGAGAAGATCTACCTCATAAGAAGCAAAGAGTTGTGAAAGCAACTGAGCAATGTATGAAGTGGATCAATGACGTAAAAGAAATGCAAGAGTTAATGACACCTAACTACTTGCCTATGCTGATACCTCCTAAAGATTGGACATCTCCAAGAGAGGGAGGATATTACACAAAGTTACCTTTGAAATTATTCAAGAGTAATAACGAAATCATTGAAGCTAATTGCACTGGTAAAGAACCTGTCTATCAAGCAGCAAACATCCATCAATCAATTGGTTGGAAGATCAATGAGTGGATGCGTGAACAAATAGAACATGCTTCAGATAACAATCTAGAAGTGGGTGCTTTATTACCAAGAGAAGGGTGGCCTATCCCTCCATACCCTAAGCATTTAGATGAGAATGATTTAGGTGTACTGAACTGGAGAAGAAAGGCAAAGATCCTTCACGAAAAGAATGAGCGTACAAGGAACAAGCGAATAGCTAATGCAAAGATCCTTTGGATTGCTCGCAGGTTTAAAGATGAGGATCAGATTTATTTCCCTATGAGTCTGGACTTCAGAGGTAGATTTTATTATCGACCTCCCTATCTAAATCCTCAAGGCAATGACATCTCTAGGTCGTTGCTGCTATTTGCTAATGCTAAACCTATCAATACTGAAGAGGATCTCAACTGGCTAAGGATACATGGAGCAAACCTCTATGGTCTTAAGTCAGATTGGCAGACTCGTATTGATTGGGTAATAGAAAGAGAACAGCTAATCACTGGAGCTGGCAATGATCCTTGGAGTAATGCTGAGTTCTGGATGAGAGCTGATAAGCCTTGGAGTTTCTTAGCTTTCTGTCGTGAGTATCACCTGTTTAGATCTCAAGGATATGGGTATCAATGTGCCTTACCTGTGATGCTTGATTGCACTTGCTCTGGTATCCAACATTTTGCTTCACTCCTTAGATCGAAGCAACTTGCATCTGAGGTTAATCTTTATCCAAGTGATAAGCCTCAAGATATTTATGGGACTGTTATCACCAAGGTTAATGAAGCTCTAAGAGATAGCACTGATGATCGAGCAAGGAAGTGGCTGATGCTGCAACCTGATAGATCATTAAGCAAGCCAGCTGTTATGACCATGCCCTATGCAGCTAGTAGAACAGCGTTCTATTACTACGCTTATGAGTGGGCACAGAAGAGAGCTAAAGATCTATTCGGTAATGGATCATGGACAGTTCAGAAGGGATGTATGACAACCATGCACTTCATGGCAAACATCCTTCATCGAGAAGCTACCAAGATTATTTCCCCTGCTGTTGCTGCTATGAAATACTTCAAAGCAATAGGACTAAGAGCTGGCAAAGAGGATCAACCACTTCAATGGAGATCTCCTAGTGGGCTATTAGTACAACAGCAGTATCAGAATCAAAGAGAATCTAGGATCCGTCTTAGATACCTCTCAGATATCTCTCTTGATATACGGACAGCAGTCGAAACCCCAGGCCTAGACAACACTCGAATGGCTAATGCTTTAAGTGCAAATATTTTACATTCATTTGACTCAAGTCATATGGCAATGGCATCAATCCTTGCTATAAAGAAAGACCCCACCACAAATAAAAATTCGAGTGGGATTACAAACATAGGAGGTGTGCATGATTGCTTTGCCACTACCCCCTCAGAAATGAGCAAGCTGAGAGATTCTGTAAGGCAGAGCTTTGCTGATCTATATCAAACAGATTGGTTAACACAAATCAAATTACAGCTCGAATCACAAATCAAAAACACCGAGGATCTACCACCTAAGCCTGAGCTTGGAGACTTAGATCCATCTATCACAAGAACATCTAACTATTTCATCACATGATTAAATCAGAAGTCTTAAACCTGACTACACCTAAATGCAAATTCCAATTCGCTTGGCTTGTTGAACCTGATACTAAGTTTGAACAGCCAGGAGTATGGAAAGTAACCTGCCTAATCAATCCGACTGAAGCAGAGGATCTCATCAATCAACTAGATGGATTGCTTGAGAGATGGAAGACTCAACTCAAAGCAGCTGAACCTGATAAGAAATTTAAACTCGCAGCTCTACCCTGGGGAACAGAAGAGGTAGATGGAGAACCATACTTTGTGATTAAAACAAAGATGAAAGTTGGAGGTATCAACCAAGCTGGTAAACAGTGGAGTAATAGACCTCCCTCTTTGTTTAATTCCAATGGAACTCCTATGACTCCAGAGGAAAGAAATGCAGTAAATAAAATGGGGCCAGGTACTGAAGGTCAAGTAAGTATTCGTTGCTCTGGATACTCAGGTAACTTTGGAGTTGGAATAAAGATTCAACCTGAAGCTGCAATTATCCATAAGCATATTGAATACTCAAAGGACGCAACAAGCTATGGCTTTCAAACGAACGAAACAACAGAAGCGTGTCAAGTCCCAGTCACAACAGAATCAACAAGTGTCTCAGCTGGAGACGAGTTCTAAATATAGAAGTAAATTTGAGGCTGGCCTAGCAGCTGGCCTCATCCAAAACAAAGTCAACTTCACCTATGAAGATATGACTTTGCCTTATGTCATCAAGGCTACCTATCGACCTGATTTCATTCTTAGTAATGGCGTGGTCATAGAAGCTAAAGGTCACTTCAGACCAGAGGACAGAAAGAAATTACTTGCTGTAAAAAAACAACACCCTGATTTGGATATAAGACTCTGCTTTATGAGAGCAAAGGAACGACTTAGCAAATCAAAAAGATCTATGACTTATGGCGAATGGGCTACAAGAAATAGATTCAAATGGTGTGAGAAAACTATTCCTCAAGAATGGTATGAACCATGATTACTTCTACTAAACACATGAGAGTTAAAGGAACTGACCTCGTAGTTCTGGAAGACTACAAGCTCATTGAAAAGAAAGATCGAGCTGGTAGTGATGGCAAAAATATTAAGTGTCCCCACTGTGAAAATGTCCAAAGGATTTATCACTTGAGATGGAGGACAGAAACTTGTCACTCATGTAATGCTTCTGTTTCTAAATACGACTGGATGATTGACCAACTCGATACATGGAGAACTCCTAGATGATTTATCACTCACCTCAAGACAAGTACAGATACAAGCTAAGACTTGTAGAAAAGAAAGGAGGTGCTAGTAGTTACGCATACATCACTGCATCTACTGCTACTAAAGCAATTGATAAAGCTTACGAACTTCATGGAAGAGACAAAGGTATTTATGTAATCAACTGGGAACTGACATGAACACTAAAGAAAGAATCGACTACTCCCAGAAACGAATAGAAGAACTAAAGCTACTGATCCAACACTGGCAAAAAGATGAAAAACAAAAGCAAGTATCTAAGGCATGAGCCTTGCCCCGAATGTGGCAGTAAGGATAACCTTGCTGTCTTTGATGATGGACATGCTCATTGTTTTGGATGCGACTATCAGTATCAACCAACAAAAGAAAACAAACCAAGATTTATGACTAGCCCACCACCTAAGAAACCATCACCACTAATTAAGTTTGTTAATCCTGTTGCTCTTAAGAAGAGAGGAATCTCTGAAGAGACATGCAAGTTCTTTCCTTATGGAATAGCTGAATACAATGGTCAGCCAGTACAAGTTGCTAATTACTTTGACAACTTAGGTAGACCTTGTGCTCAACATGTTCGCTTCAAAGATAAAAGATTTATTTGGTTAGGTGATACCAGCAAAATGATGCTGTTCTCTCAGCACAAATGGAGGCAGACAAACCAAGGTAATACTTTTGTCGTGATAACTGAGGGAGAGATAGATGCTATGTCTTGCTCTCAGATACAAGGCAACAAGTTCCCTGTTGTGTCGCTGCCTAATGGTGCTCAATCAGTTAAAAAGTATTTATCACTTCCAGAGGTAAACAAATGGCTATCCCAATTTGTAAGAATTGTCCTATGCCTAGACTCTGATGAGCCTGGCATGGCTGCTGCCGAGAAAGCACTTGAAGTGTTACCTCTTGGTAAAGCAGCAATATGCAGACTCCCTAGAAAAGACGCTAATGAAATGCTCCTCGCAGGAGAGGGGGAAGAACTTAGAGATCTCTTATGGAAAGCACAACCTGCAAGACCTGATTCAATCTTACCTGCCGCTGGATTGTGGGAAGAACTAATCAAGCCAGGTGCTTCAGCAGTTTGTCAGTACCCTTGGCCTGAACTAGATAACTACACAAAGGGTTATCGCAAGGGAGAAATGCTGACCTTTTGTGCTGGATCAGGTACAGGTAAATCAACTATCTGTCGTGAGTTAGCTCATCACTTCCTTAAAGAAGGACTTCGAGTTGGATACATAGCACTAGAAGAAAGTGTTCAGCGTACCCTGCAAGGAATCATTGGTGTTGAAATCTCTAAGCCATTACATCTACAACCTGATTGCATATCAGAAGAAGAATTAAAGAAAGCATTTGATCGACTCACTGGATCTAATCGACTCTTCTTATATGACCACTTTGGATCTATTGATCCTGATAGGTTGATCGAACAGATTCAATATCTAGCTACTGCTGAAACTGTAGATGTAGTTATCTTGGATCACTTGACCATAGTTATCTCTGGTATCAGTGACCTAGATGAGAGGCGAGCACTTGATGTTACTTGTACCAAACTAAGACAAGTAGTAGAAAGTACAGGTGTAGGACTAATCGTAGTCTCACACCTCAAAAGACCAGAGGGGAAAGGACATGAAGAGGGAACTCAAGTGTCACTCTCTCATCTCAGGTCGTCACATAGCGTTGCTCAACTCTCAGATCTTGTCATTGCAGCCGAAAGAAACCAACAAGGAGACCCAGCTGAGAAGTCATCTCTTCAGTTGCGTGTCCTGAAAAATAGATTCAGTGGGTCAACAGGCCCAGTGGATAAACTTCTTTACGACCAGAACTCAGGTCGATTACTAACACATTTATTCCTATGAAGGTACTTATTGCTTGTGAATACTCAGGAAGAGTCCGTAATGCTTTCATTGCACAAGGCCATGACGCAATCTCTTGTGATCTGTTGCCTACTGATAGCCCTGGCCCTCATTATCAGGGGAACGTAGAAGATATATTGTCTGATGGCTACGACTTGATGGTGGCACATCCTCCTTGCACACACCTAGCTGTATCAGGTAGCAGGCACTTTTGGCGTAAGGAGAAAGAACAGAAGGATGCTCTTGATTTTGTACGACTGTTAATGGATGCACCTATAGATAGATGGTGCATAGAAAATCCAGTAAGTGTTATTAGTTCTGCTATTAGACAACCCGATTGCATTATCCAGCCTTGGGAGCATGGGCATGGTGAATGTAAAACAACTTGCTTATGGTTAAAGAATCTACCTAAGTTAAAACCTTCTAACATTGTCGAAGGAAGAGAACAGAAAGTACACATGGTTCCTCCTGGCCCTAACAGATGGAAGATAAGAAGTACAACTTATGAAGGTGTTGCTCTAGCAATGGGGCAGCAATGGGGAGCTATGGTTCTCCCCCCAATTACAAACCAACTACAACTAATCTAATGACTTTATTAATTGATGCCGACTGGCTTGCTTATTCTTCATGTGCTGCTTGCGAGCAAGATGTGAGATGGACTGAAGACATACATAGTCTTTGGTGTAGCGAGCAAGATGTAATGGAATTGTTTGATGCAAGAGTCAGTCATTACCAATCAATCGCTGATGACAAAGGCCCAGTCATCATGTGCTTCACTGAATACCCAACCTTTAGACATGGGATCTTTGATGAGTACAAAACTAATCGGATAGGTAAACGTAAACCTTTAGCATTGAAAGATGTTAGAAAAAAAATAGTAAAAAATTATCAAGCTATTAGCTTTGATGGCTTAGAAGGTGATGATGTTATGAGCCTTCTCGCTACTGGTGATAGATATGAAGATCCGATTATTGTTTCACCCGACAAAGATATGAAAGGTGTGCCTTGTCGATTGCTTGCTAATGATGAGATTGAATTAATTACTAGAAAGAGAGCTGATAGAAACTGGATGCTTCAATGTTTAACTGGAGATTCAGGAGATAATATTCCTGGTCTGATTGGAGTTGGCCCAGTAACAGCTAATAAAATCCTTGGTGATGCTGAGTCTCTATCAGATATGTGGGATAAAGTTATTACTACTTATGAAAAGAAAAAGAAAACTTATGCTGATGCACTGATGACAGCTCGGCTAACAAGAATACTTAGAGATGGAGAATATAATCATGTAACAGGAGAAGTAAAATTATGGGAGCCAACACTATGAATGAAGATGATCTATGGCCTCCAATAGATGAGGCTCTAATTAAAAAACTAAAAGAGATTTATGTAGACAAATGTCCCTCAATTGATACACCTGATCGAGAGATATGGAGAGTGTTAGGTCAAGTCGAATTGGTAAGAATGTTAGAATCAGTCTATATTGAGCAAAACAAAGTCGGAGATTAGGCATGTGTGGAAGAAGACGAAGTAGCAATGCAGAAAGCATTGCTCTCCAAAGAGAATCTCTTGAGTTATCTAGAGAACAGTTTGCAGAAAGTAAAAGACAATGGGGTGAACAGTTCCAATGGCAAAGAGATAAGGCTGATGAACAGAAAAGAATCGCTGAAGCTAGAGCTGGTAAAGGCCCAACAAGAACGACTGAATATGCAATGTCTGCTTTAGAAGGTAGATCACAACTTGGTTTTGGTAAGGATAAATTAAAGACAGGTGTAACAGGTGGTGGCCTAGCTATCGTTTAACCAATGGAACTCAACATCACAACTAATGTTGACCAGCAACCAGGGAAAGCCCCTAAGAAAAGGGAGGGAACTGTTGCTTCTCGATATGAACAACTAAAAACTAATCGCAATCCTTTTGAAGATAGAGCTAGAGATTGTGCAAAGGTAACGATTCATTCTCTATTTCCTGATGATGGACATGGAGATCAAGGAAGACTGAAGACTCCTTATCAATCAGTAGGAGCTAGAGGTTTACTTCACCTATCAAACAAACTAGGTCTTAGTCTTTTCCCTCCTAATACTCCTTTCTTTAAATTAGAAATAGATAGCCTTGCTTTACAAGTAGAAGAAGCTGGCCCAGAAATTAAAACAGAATTAGATACTGCATTAGTTAAGGTCGAGCAAGCTGTAATGAGTATGCTCGAAACCATGTCAGCTAGAGCTTCAATGCACGAAGCTTTTAAACAGCTACTTGTTTCTGGAAATGTACTTCTATATATAAACCCAGAAGGGATAAGAGTTATTCATCTTCAGAACTACTGTGTTCAACGTGATCCAATGGGTTGCGTTAAAGAAATTATTGTAGAAGAAGAAGTTTATCCTGATGCTTTACCTGATGGATTCTTACCTGACAGATTAGAAGATGATAAAACGACAGGCCCAGTAAAGAAAACAGTTAAGGTTTATACCTGTGTCAAGTTTGATAAGGATGTATGTACTTGGTATCAAGAGGCAAAGGGGGAAGAGATTCCTAATACCTATGGTATGTGTCCAGAGAATTGTAGTCCTTGGATTCCATTGAGGTTTAATCGAATTGAAGATGAAGAGTATGGGAGAAGTTATGTCGAGCAATACTATGGAGATCTTCTATCACTTGAATCTTTATATCAAAGCGTACTTGAAGGTAGTGCAGCCGCTGCAAAGATTCTATTTCTAGTTAATCCCAATGGAACTACTAGACCTAGAACAATTGCTAATGCAGCTAATGGAGCAATCGTTCAAGGTAATGCTGCTGATGTCAGTGTTATTCAAAGTCAGAAGGCACAAGATCTAGGCATAGCTCAACAGACTATTGATCGTATAGAAGGTAGATTGCAATTTGCTTTCTTACTTAATACTGCAATTCAAAGACCAGGAGAAAGAGTAACAGCAGAGGAAATAAGATTTATGGCACAGGAATTAGAAGCATCTATCGGTGGATTGTATTCAATACTGACTCAAGAACTACAGCTACCACTGGTACATAGACTTATCTATATCTTACAAAGAAAGAAAAAGTTACCTGAGTTCCCTAATAACGAAAAGACTGGAGAGCCTCTAGTTAATCCCAAACCTGTTACTGGTTTAGAAGCTATTGGTAGAGGTGATGATCGCAACAAGTTAGTTGAGTTCATCACTATTGCTCAACAAGCTCTTGGCCCTGATGTCATGGCTAAGTATCTAAATATGGATGAAGCTCTTAGGCGTTTAGCTGCAAGTGGATCTATAGATACAACAAACTTAGTTAAGACTCAAGAGCAATTACAACAAGAGCAAGCTCAAGCTCAACAAGAGCAAGAGCAAATGCAGCAACAAGAACAAATGGCTGCTTTAATGCAGTCAGGAGCTGCTGCAAAAGTAGCTGACAATTACACAAAAGAAGGAGCACCTTATGGCCCCCAATTCGCAGAAGGAGGAACAATCCCTAACTCCCTCCCCAACCCAGTCCAAGACCCAGGAGTCCCAAGTGGCCCCACAGGAGGAGAGCAAGCCTAAGAAAACTAAAGCTAAAGCTACAACTCCTGGTGTCACTCAAGACAGTGATTCACATTACACAATTCGCTAGTACCCACCATGCCAGAAGCACTCACTATTAAAGAAGAACCAACAACAGCTGTTGCACCAGAGCAATCAACCGAAACTACAGAAGGATCTGGATTGCTTGCTGGTAAATACAAATCTCAAGAGGAGTTAGAGAAAGGTTATCTCGAACTCCAACAACAACTAGGAAAGAAAGAACCTGCTGAAGAATCTGGAATCAGTGAACCTGAACCAGAACTAGAAGATAAAGAAACTTCTGAACCTGCTAGTGCTACAGAAATTTATGGTGAATATATCGGTAGCAAATTTGATGAGGCTGGTATTGATTACGAGGGGATGAACTCTCGCTTTCAAGAATCAGGCCAGCTAAGTGATGACGACTACAAGGAATTAGGAGAGGCAGGATTCAATAGAGATATGGTCGATGCCTATCTCCAAGGTATTCAGGTCAATGCACAAAGAGATACTGAACTCCAACAAGGACAGGTTAAAGAGATTCAAGATATGTATGGAGGGCAAGATGCCTATGGTGAAATGATTACCTGGGCAGCTGGAGTCTTAACAGATAGTGAGAAAGATGCATTTGATATGGCTATTAAGAATCCAAACTATGACATGGTAAAACTTGCAGTAGCTGGATTACATGCTCGCTATATGGCTGAAGGAAATAAAGAGCCAAAGCTAGTCAGTGGCAGAGGAAGTAAGAGAGGAAGCAAGTCTAAGTTCGATTCAATGGCTCAGGTTGTAGCAGCTATGCAAGATCCTCTTTATGCTTCTGATCCTGCATTTAGAAAACAGGTTGAGGAGAAGCTTTCTAGATCAAATGTCGTTTAGGAGTTATCATTTAATTACCTAGACCTATTGACTGTAACTCTGGCCCCTTGCGAGGGATACCCTTAGTGAAAGGAAATCGAGGTCAGGAACCTTCTTTCTTTCTAGGTATTCTTTATGACTAACATGACCGTTTCTAGGCTGGGCCTAGTAAACGCAACTGGTAGTGGTTATGACGCTCTCTTTCTAAAAGTTTTTAGTGGAGAAGTTCTATCTGCTTTCCGTAAGGCAACTGTATTTGAATCTCTGCACAATGTGCGGACAATCTCTTCAGGAAAATCAGCCCAATTTCCAATAATTGGACTTTCTTCAACTGCCTACCATACGCCAGGCACCCAGCTGACAGGCAACGCAATCAAGCATGCTGAAGCTACCATCAATATTGATGACAAGCTTGTAAGTAATGTTTTCATTGCGGACATTGACGAGGCCAAGAATCATTACGATGTTAGATCTCAGTACTCAACTGAGATGGGCAACGCTCTTGCTTATACTTTTGATAAGAACGTAGCTGCAACTATTGCACAAGCTGCAAGAACTGGTACTAACTTCAACACTGATCTTCCTGGTGGTACTCGGATTAAGATTGTTGCTGCAAACAAAGCAGCTGTAACAGGTGCAAACCTTGTATCAGCTCTATGGACAGCAGCCGAGAAGATGGACATCAACAATGTCCCTGAAGATAATCGTTACGTTGTACTTGGCCCAACAGAATATTACAAGTTGGCTCAAACAACTGATGTACTCAACAGAGACTGGGGTGGATCTGGAGCATACGCTGATGGATCTGTCTTGAAGGTAGCTGGCATCAGCATCATCAAGTCTAATCATCTTCCTACTACAAACAGATCAGCAGTTACTGGTGAGAACAACACTTACCACGCTAACTACACTGACAGTGTTGGCCTTGTATTTAACAAGCAAGCTGTTGGTACTGTGAAGTTGATGGATCTTAAGATGGAACAAACAGGATCTGATGTTCATGCTTTATGGCAAGGAACATTCATGGTTGGTTCTATGGCTCACGGTACTGGCGTATTACGTCCTGACTGTGCAGTTGAGATCTACTGGGCAACTAGCTAACTTTATACTGGGGGAGGAAGTCGAAGGTCTCCCCCTTTTTCTTTATTCGTCATGGTCTTAACTCTCACTACAGAACTAGAAGCTATCAATAAAGTTCTACAAATGTCAGGTGAAGCTCCTGTCAGTAGTACGGTTGGACAAGTAGGTATTGCGAAGCAAGCTCAAGATGCTTTGAACAGTGCAAGCCGAGAAGTTCAATCAGAAGGATGGAGTTTTAATACTGATTATGAAAAGACACTTACAAGAAATAGTTCTAATGAAATTGAAACAGGGGTAACAACTACCAAAGTTATAGTAGATCCTGCTTTATATCCTGAGTACGATGTGATCCTTAGAAACGGTAGGTTATACGATAGGAAAACTCATAGCTTTACTTTCACTGAGGATTTAAAAGTAGATGTAACAACGATCCTTGACTGGTTGGAGCTACCTGAATATGCAAGAAGATACATCATGGTTAGAGCTGGCAGACAATTACAAGAAGCAGTTGTAGGTAGTGAAGACTATGCAAAGATTAATATTACTGCTGAACTAGAAGCACGAAGTCAATTCTTAGAAGAAGAAACAACAACAGATGAGCACAGTATGCTACGAGGAAATACAAATCACACTGGTCACTTCTCTACCTATCGTCCTAGTCGTGCTCTTAGAAGGTAACTATGCCACTTGTCAGTAAGTCAATCCCAAACTTAATCAATGGTGTTAGTCAACAGCCATCAGCTTTAAGACTTGCCTCTCAAGCTGAATCAGTTGTTAACTGTATCTCTAGCTCTGTTGAAGGATTAAAGAAACGACCTCCTTTCTATCATCAGAATAGATTGTTTACTGGTAGTGCAGGAAGTACTAGACCTTTTACCCATATTGTTGATCGTGATGGAAATGTTCAATATATGGTTTACATAACTGATGGAGATATAAAAGTATTTAGTCTTGCAGGTGTCGCTCAGACAGTTACTTACCAACAATATGATGGCAATGGAAATGAAGTATCTAGTGGTGGTACTAGCTGTCAGTCGTATTTAGATATTGCTAATACTTCTGAACCTGCTAATACATTTAGGCTGGCAAGTATTGCAGATAATACATTTATAACTAATAGAGAAACTGTAGTTGAAATGGAATCAACTACTTCTCCTGCTTATACTCAAGCGACTGGATTGGTTTTCATTAGACAAGCTGATTACAACGTAAGTTATACAGTTACATTAAATGCTACAGATCACGCTGAAACAAAAGAAGAATTTACTACACCTATTATTGGATCAGGTTCATCAAATAGTGCTCCTAGTAACAAAAGTGTTTGCGATGGATTGAGAGATCTAATTAATAATGATAGTGTTCTTGGCCCAGAATATACAGCAACAACAATAGAAGATTACTTACTTAAAATAGTTAAAGATGATGGAGGAGATTTCACTATAAAAGTTAGTGATACATTAGCCGATATGTTTATAGTTGGAATTAAAGGAGAAGTAGAAGCAATACAACAATTACCAGTCAAAGGAATCAATGGACAAATTATAAAAATCATTGGCTCTACTGCAACAGCATTAGATGATTACTATGTAAAGTTTGAAACTACAGATGGAACTACATCAGGTAAAGGTGTATGGAGAGAGACTGTTGCTCCTGGCATTGAATACAAATTAAAGGCAACCAAGATGCCTCATGTATTAATAAGAAATGCCAATGGAACTTTTACATTTAAGAGACAAACATGGGGGAATAGAATTGCAGGTGATGCGGATAGTGCTGCTAATCCTCCCTTCGTTGGAGAAACTATAAAAAATCTAAACGTATTTAGAAATAGATTAGTAATGCTGTCGGATGAATATGCTTGCTTATCAGCAGCTGACGACTACACAAGATTCTGGCCTGAGACTGTTCAAACAGTTGTAGATAGTGATCCTATTTTTATAAGTACAGGTGGTACTGATATTAACTTCCTAACTTCAAGTATGGCGTTTTCAAATACGCTTCTTCTATTTAGTAAGAGTGGTCAGTTCAGATTAGATACAGGTGCATCAGGAATAGGAGCACCACTGACACCAGCAACAGCAACTATAACAGCGATGACAAAGTACGATTCAAATGAATCAGTTGATCCTATTGGTGTAGGTCGTACTATTTTCTTTGCTGTTAACAAAGGAGATTTCAGTGGATTGCGTGAGTTCTACATTGCAGACGTAACAGGTTCAACTCCTCTTTCAACAGAAGTAACAGCTTCAGTACCTAGATATATTCCTAAGAATCTAGTAGCAATAGCAGCATCAGTTTCAGAAGAAACAATAGTACTCATTAGTAAGGATGAACCAACACGTTTATATATTTATAAGTTTCTATTTCAAGATGATGTTAAGCTTCAATCTGCATGGTCTTACTGGGAAATAAAAGGAAGCAAATCCATTCTCTCAGCTACGATCTTAGACAGTGATCTTTATATTATTACTGAATATGCTGATGGTGTTTATCTAGAGAAAGCATCATTAAGACCAGAGACTGTTGATACTGGAACAGATGTCGAAGTCTTAGTAGATAGAAAAACAACAGAAGCTAATTGTACTTTTAGTGTTACTAACTCAGGTGGATTAAATGCTCAAACTACAATTACCTTGCCCTATCCATTAGCTAATACAGGTGTAACAAAATTAGTAGGCAGACCTTTAACAGTAGGTGGAACAAACTATGCAGACATCAATAGTTTCCCTACATCACAACCTTCTACTAATGCAGTCATCACTATTGTTAATGCAGAAGGATTAGTTATCAGCAGTTCAGGAGGATCAACTACAGGTAAGACGACAGGTAATGCAACAGTTACTATTACTGACTTCCCTTCCTACTTACATAGCAAGACGATCCAAGCTAATGAAGGTATCTCTTTTACAAAGCAAGCTGCTACTAATACTTATAAATTCAGAGGCTTAATCAAACTAAAGCATGGATCTGTTCTGACACCTACAGCTGAAACAGTAGGAGATGCTTCTAATAATGGAACTATTACTGTTGATGGAGATGTAAGTACAACACCTTTCTTTATAGGTGAGCCATACGATATGACTTATGAGTTCAGCACTCCTTATTTAAAAGCTCAAGATGAATCAGGAACTATTTCTGTTTCACCTTCTCCATATTTAGGAATAAGGAAATGGTCTGTTGTCTTTGATAAGACTTCTGCTTTTGAATTAAAAGTTACTCCATACGGAAGAGCTACTTCTACTTATCCTTTCAATGGTTTCCAAGTTGGACAAAGTGTATTAGGTAAAGTTGGAATACCAAAAGAAAGTTTCAGAGTCCCTGTTATGACTAGGAATATTGATCTAAAGATTGAGTTGTTTAGTAATAGTCCACTACCTTGTATCTTTCAATCAGCTGAGTGGGAAGGCTGGCTACAAGAGAGAGCAAGGAGAATTTAACAGTGGCAATCCTTAGACCTTCTGTTCTTTCAGATATTGCTGTAGTAGCAAAAAACATGAGAGAAGAAGATGTTAATGAATTGAAAGCAATGAATGGTGATTGCCCTGAAGGTTGTCTGCTGTATTGTTATTTCATGTCTAAGCCCTGTCTAACAACTGTTAGTCGTCATGGTCATCTCATGTCAATGGGAGGTGTCGTTCCAGAAGGTAAAGACGGAGGTCGTATTTGGTTACTAGGATGTCAATCAATGTTTGATGATCCTATAGATAAAAGATGGTTCTTAAGAAGCTCAAAAAAAACATTAGCTGAAATGCAGAAGCTATATCCTTTACTATTCAACCTAGTTGATGCTCGGAATGAAGTTCATGTAAAATGGATTGGATGGTTAGGTTTTACCTTTATCAAAAAACATCTACACTGGGGGCCAGAGAGTCGAATGTTTTATGAGTTTGTGAAAATTTAACTATGTGCGTTCCTCCTATTGTCATTGGTATTATCGCTGGTGGTCTTGGATTTATCCAAAACCAACAGATGATTGCTGCTCAGAATGAAGCTATTGAAGTAGCTAATCAAAATCAACGAGCACAATTTGAGAGAGATAAATTACAAGTAGAAGCACAGAGATTCAATCAACAACAACAATATGATTCGACACAATTAGCAAATGAAACAAGTGAGTTCTTAGCGAATAGAGCAGCAGAAAAAGAAATTAGTAGTATTAATATTCAAATTGCACAGGCACAAGAAGAAGCAGCCTTTAAGAAAAGAGAAAAGAAACTTGAAGCAACAAGAACTAAAGGAGAAATATTAGCGACAGGTAAAGGAGGATTAAATATAGTTAATTTATTATCTGATGTTGATAGTCAATTCGCTCAATACGATTGGCAATCTAATAGGAATCTTGCGTTCGTTGGTTATCAAGGATCAACTGATAAAGAAAGTGCAAACATTAGAAGAGCAAGTAGGCTGGCAGTATTGAATCCTTATATCAAGCAAACATATATAGATCCTGTTAAGAAAATAGATCAACCAAAAATAGCAAAGAATACAGGACTTGCATTGTTAACTGCAGGATTCCAAGGAGCCAGTGCAGGTATGTCTTGGGCTAGTGGTTTGAAGAGTATGGATTATGTACCAAAAGGCAATCCTTGGTTTAGTACTTGGAAACCATCATCAATATCATTGAAAGAAAATATATTTAAGTTAGGCACTTCAAAAGAAGGTCATAATATTTACAAGTTTAATTACAAAAACAATCCAACTAATTACATAGGTGTCATTGCTGAAGAAGTTCAAAAGGTTAAACCTCAAGCTGTTGCAAAATTATCTAATGGATTCCTTGGCGTTAATTACAATCTGATTGACGTTGACTTCCTTGTTCAAACAACTTAATTATGGCAAGAACTGGTAAGTACACTCACGGGAAGTCTTCAGGGACTTCTGATAGACAAAGCTCTAGAAGAACTTCTGCTGCTCCAGGTGAAACAGGTGGTGTAATAAAAAACTTTAGAATGTCAGGCCCAGGTGAAAGTCAAAAGATAAGAACCAATAGTCAAGATTACTTTCAGTCTCAACCTTTAAGTGTTCCTAGTGCTATTCAAATCCCTGATGCACTAGAGATTCCTGATGATAGTCAGAATTTAAGAAACCTCGCTGATGCTTTCGGTGAAGTTAATACAAGGCTGCAATCTTTTCTTGGTGAGATTCCAAAGTATGAAAAGAGTTTAGATTCTATTGCTAGAGAAAAAGCAGAAATAAAAGCACTAACAGAAGATTCAAATGTTCAGCTAAACAAAGCAAAAGGAATCCTTGAAAGCAAAGCAGAAAAAGATCCAGAAGCTGCTAATAGCTATGGACTTTTTGCTTCAATGGATCAAAGAGTAGAAAGAGAATATGCAATTGTTAAAGCAAAACATCAAGTAAGAGACAGAATTACTAACTTTCAAAATCTTGCTGACGAAGCTTATCAAGCAAGTTTTGGTGATGAAACAAGAGTAGATGAATTAGGAGATATTATTCCACTTAACCCTTCTACTCCTGAATGGACAAAATGGGCAACAGATCAATTCAAAGATATTAATCCACAAGCAAGATTAGAACTTGCAAATGAAATTAATGCAGCTATCTATAACACAAGAAGAAGTCTTTCAACACAACATGCAAAATATAAAGATGATAAAGGTTATGAATCAATCAAGATGCTTTACGCAGATACACTTTCAGATGCAAAGAACGCTTCGTTAGGAAAGATTTCAGGTGGTACAGATATTGCAGGAAGAGATGATGACGACCCAAATTTTTCAGGAGTACATTTTGCTTATACTAATAACTTCAATCATGCCTACCTTGTCTCAGGTATGTCGAATAAAAAATATCGTGAAATAACAGAACCTACTAAATTCTTATCAGATATAGCTGAAACAGTAGGATTAGTTGCTAATGATTCTTCAGAGATAAATGATCTTTCGGATAGAGCATGGACAATGATTTTAAATACAAGAATAGGTGCAGGAAAAGGACAGTTATTAACTGACAGATTTGATAAGCATGTATTAAAAAGAATGTGGGATAATGCTACGTCAGAAATAGTATTAGAAAGTGCAAGAGTTAATGATGCAGCAGAGGCAGAAAAAGCTTCTAAAGCAGGTGATACTATTGCTACAGATATTGTAAATAAAGCTAAAGATTCTAATTGGGCAACTGATGAAATTGATTCTTATACAAGCAGTATGAATCATACTTATAAAGTAGGAGAGAAAGAACATTTAATACAAGCAGGTATAAATAGTAATAACTTACAAGCAGTCTTGAATGAATTTGCAACAAAGAAAAGAGAAGCTTATAAATTATATGAAACAGAACATGAGCGAAGAGCACATATACAAAGTTTAAATGAGGCTCAAGATAAATGGATGGAAGTTGTAGGTATTCAGGAACAAAATGAAAATGAAGAATGGTTAAGAAATAGAATTTATACTTCCAACAATCCAATACAAACTAAAAGTTTAATTCATTACTTTGCAAATGAAGGATGGATTAATAGTACACAAAAGAGTTTCTTGATTCAAGATGAAACCTTGAGAACAGATATAACAGAAAGAAGAGCATCTTTCGATGCCAGAATGAAAGATTCTTATGTTGCTTTAGAAGGTAGATTAAAAATTTTAATGTCAGAAAAGAACGCAAAGATAACAGGAGGTTCTAAAGATACAGATCCTAGAAATTGGGAATCAACTATTCAACAAGAATTTACTGAACGTATAGACGAGTTTAAGAAATTTGCAAATGATACTTATGGAGCAGCTAACGAATTAAGTTATGGTGAAAGAATTAAAATAATAAAAGATAGAGAAATAAAATTATTAGGAGCAGGTACTTCAACAGGTGAGATTGATGGTGAGATAGAAAAGGTTAGAACAGGGAAGTGGACACCTCCAACACAAGAAACAACAACACCTCCAACACAAGAAACAACAACGGAAAATTTATCAGGTTCTTTTACAAAACAAATAGAAGAAGAAACTAAAACTACTATTTCAAAAGAAGAATATAATGAGCTTCCTATTTCTGAAAGAAACCAATATGCACCTGTACCAAGAGAAACATCAGAGCCAGGAAAAGGATGGATTAAAGCTTATGAACTTAAGCCTGTTAAACCAATAACACCTAAGAAATATATTCAGGAATTAGGGGGGTTAAAAGGAAGAGGCAATGACCAATTTAATGCAGATTTAAAAACAGAAGTCACAACGACACCTATTTATGATGCAGATGTATTTACTCAAGAACTTGAAGCATTAGAACAGTTAGCTAACGAAGATAGAGATGGAAGTTTAAACTGGAAGGAAATAGCTACGCCTTTAAATTACCGTTGGCGTAATATTGGTTTTGAATCAATAGATAAAATATTAAGAGTTACAGGTTTAACACCTAAAGAATATTTCCTTGCTCAAGCTAAAGCTCATGGAGCTGATGAAGATACAATTAATAGAACAACTGAACTTCTTGATAAATTATTCATTCCACCAAGTACAAACCTTGAAAAAACAATTAATAAGACTGAATATAATAAATTAAATGCTGATGATAAAAAACGATATGCACCTGTACCAAGAGAAACATCAGAGCCAGGAAAAGGATGGATTAAAGCTTATGAACTTAAGGATGAAAAAAAAGATAATAACCAAGCATCTTCAATACTAGATAGAGGGACATTAATAGCAGGAGATTTACAACCTGGGATGCTTCCACCAATTAATAATATTAAAGAAGTTCCTTCAAATTTAAAAGGACAACAAGAAGCAGCGTTTGATCGAGTATGGGAAAAAAATACACCTTTACCTCAAAGACAAACAGAGTTTGGTAATGCTCTATATAAAGCAGGTTTTACAAATGAAGAAGAACTTACAACAATGCTTGCCATTGCGATGGCAGAATCACATACACGAAGTATTAGAAATCATACTTCTTTAAATGATACAGATGAAAGTTATGGAGTTCTTCAAATAAATATGCTTGACACAGGAGCCACACCAAACTTAGGGAAATGGCGAGAAGAAAAATGGTCTTGGTTAAATGGTCGAAATAATTTATTCGATATAAATATGAACGCAAAAGCTGCTTACGATATTGTTAAAAATGAGCCTTGGTTAAATGATAATAAAGAAGGGTTGTTTAATGCTTGGGCTAGTTACGAAGATAAGCTACATCTTCCATTCATGGATGAAGCAAGGAAGAGGGCAAAAGAAATTATCTTAAATCAGAACAAGCCTAGATACGATGAATCCAGTACCATAGGAGGAAGGTCTGATATTGCGTAGTAACAAATGCCTTACATAACGGTCACTGATCCTGAGACTGGAGAAAAAAGACTTCAATGGCAAGCTGCTCCAACTCAAATTAAAGAACAAGAACAAGAGCAAAAAGGTTTTACTGCTTTAGATGCAAATAAAGATGACAACCTTTTAGTAGGTACTGCTAAAGCTATTCCTCGCATGTTTATCAATGCAGGAATTAATGCTGTTCAAGAAGGTAGCGACACAATTAGAGATATTGGTGGAGCTGTAGGTGTAGGTGAAGGAACTACAAGAGCTGAACCTGATAAAGCTATTCTTGGTCTTGGTGATTGGAAACCTGAAACACTAGAGAGTAGTGGTGTTATCGAAGATATTGGAACAGGAATACTTCAGTTTGGATTGGAATGGGTTCTTCTTTCTAAAGCTTTAAAAGGTGTTAGCTATGGAGTTAGAGGAAGTAAAGCTCTTGCAAATATTGGAACTAAAGCAAAGAAGATAGAAGCTGGAGCTATTGCATTAGCGGGTAAATCTCCTGTCGCTCCAAAAGCTGCACAGTCTTTAACTAAGTTTGGATCAAAAGTTTTAACTGAAACAAGTCCTAAAGCAGCTGCTATTGATTTTGCTGGTTTCGATCAGTATGAAGGTCGTCTTTATGACTTAGTAAAAGAAGCTGATAAATGGGATGTTGTCGAAAAAATTCCTCTCATAAATGTATTAGAAACAAATCCTGATGATGAAGGATTAAAAGGTCGTGCAAAAAATGCTTTAGAAGGATTCTTTATTGATCTTGGTATTGGTGGAGCTATTACTGGGAACTCTGCTTTAAAGATTATAAAAGCAAAAAAACTAGCAAAGAAGTTAGCCGACACTCCAAAAGGATCAGCAGAATATAAAGAACTACTTCCTAAAGTTATTAAGCAAGGAGAAGAATTAGCATCAATACCTGAGATAAGAAAAAAACTTACTGATGAGCAAAAGGTAGCAAGAACAGATAGAGCTGCTTTTGATAAATCATTAGCTCATCTTCCTATAGAACAAAGAGATGCACTATGGAAACAACAACGAACAAGAAGAGGATTAATTGCAGAAAAACGAGGAGTTAAAACTGTTACTGGTGATCTTGATTCTGTTAGAAAACAAATAGAAGAGTTAGGCCCAGAGCCACCAAAGCCAGCAAAAGGAAAAAGTATCGTTAATGGAAAACATACTCCAGAATATAAAACTTGGAACAAATGGAATCGAACTAATAAGTCTTTACAAGCACGACTAAAAAATTTAGAAGGATCTATTACTCCTGACGTTCTCCCTCCCGAAACTCCTAAATACAACACTGGATGGATTGATTCTAAAGGTAATGATATTTCTCCAGAAAGAGTAGCAAAGATAGAAGATGCTCAAAGAGCAGCAGAACTTGATCCTAGAAACGAATCCTATGATCCTAAGTTAGCTCAAGAGGAATCATTCCCAGGACAAGATTGGCCTAACAATGTTTCTAGTTCCCCAGATTTTCCTATTGAAGAATTAGAAGGATCTATTAGAAGATCAGCAACTGATAGTGATGAAGTAATAAAACAATTAGATGATGAGATGGAAGGTAATTTTGCAGCTCAACATGCTAAAGAGATGGCTGATGCCATTGAGTCAGGAGATGTTCCTTACTGGTGGGGGCCAGGTGATGATGCTTGGAAACCTAAAGATGTTGAGTTCTGGGGAGGAGATAGAAAAAGAAAAGTAGATGAGAATGTAGCAGCAATGGTTATGGAAGGCCGTACTGTTAGTGAGATTATTGAAAATTTAAAAGCTAATAGACCTCAAAATATACCTGGAGAAAAAGGTTTCCCATCAATAGCAGATGCAAAAGGAATTAGTCTTGCAAATTATAGAGGTGTTGACAAAATAAAAGCTAAGTTAAGAAGTTTAGTCGGACAAGAATTTAAGACAAGAGTACCTGGAAAGCCTGGAGAATATCCATCATTTATAACTTCACATGTTTATCATCGTGACGACTACGAATCTATTTATCAATTTATTGATTTAATGGGAGAAGAATTGTTTGATGATGTTGCATTAAGTCTTAAACAAATTAGTGCCGAAGGTAGATTTAATTTCGCAAGAAAGTTAATAGAAATAGACCGTAAAACCATTGCTAAAGGAGAGTTTAAAGATACTATGGTACATGAACTTTGGCATACTTTATCTCGTTATTTACCTGCAAAAGATTTAAAAAGATATGCAAAAGAATGGAAAACAGCAAGAGAAAGATATTTAAAAGATATTAATAAGAAATTAATTAGAGATCCTGAAGGTGTAGATGGAAAAGTTTTAAGTGCAAAACAAGTTAAAGATTTAGAAAAAGGATGGGCTATTAAAGTTGAAAAGATTAGAGATGAAATAGAAGCAAAACTATTAAAAGATATTAATAAGTTATCTGGAGATGAATATACCTATGCAATGGAAAATTTCTCAATACAAGATGTTGATGAGGCTTTCTTGAAACATCCTGAATATAAGCAATTAGATAAAAACTATAAAGAATTTCAGATTCATAAACAGGCTCAAGCAGAATTAAGAGGCTTCAAAGAAGGTAGATACACAGACGGAAATTATAGATTTACTTCGATGGATGAATATTTTGCAGAGATGTTAAAAGATCAATTCTTTTTACATATAAATAAAAAAGCACTTGCACCTGAAGGAAGTTTTAGAAGACTTCTTCAAGATGTTGGTATCTTCTTTAAAGAATTATGGGTTCGGATACATGCAACATTAGGTGGCCCTAATACTGAGAAAGTATTTAACGATTACTTAAAAGGAAGGAATAAGAAGAAGCTAAGAAAATATGCAATGGACAGTTATTTCAATCCTGAAGGAGTAGATAGTATTGAAGGAGCTGCAATGCTAGATGCTGTCGATATTCTTATAAAAGGAGGAAGACTTGAAGTATCTGAAACATCTATCTTCGATGACTTTTTATATGGAGATGGTGTTACTACCTATAAAAGGAAAGGAGGTATTCCAGAAGATCCTTGGGATAGTTCTCCTGGCTTTGATCGTGAAGGTCTTGATGATGATGTCTTAAATACTTATCGAAAGATTCTTGATGGAGACGAAAGATTATTAAATGCTGCTGGCATGTGGAATATAGAACAAGACGTAACCAGGATGAGATCTCCTTCAGGAAGACAATATTACTCAGATGCAAGTGAGCCAGGCTCTGACTTTGAAGTCATCTTAAATGCAATTAGCAAGAGGTGGGATCGCATCCAAGCAACAGGGATGCCAGCTTTAAGCGGTAGAAAGATTGCACAGGAATTAGAATCTGTATTCCGTGAACAAGGTATAGATCTTAAACAAATCCTCTTTGATGAGAAACTCACAGGAGCAACAGAGATATTCCAAAACAATGTAGAAAATGCAACTAATCTAATTAAATTAAAATTCGGTTTAAATTTCGCTTCTGAAAAAGCAGCTTATTGGGCAAGTCAATCAATTAGTTCTGTTCATAATCCTGCTATTGACAGGATTGCAGCAGTAAATGAAATGCACAGATACTTAAATACAGCATTGCAATTCTCTAGGGTTTATCAGATATGGACAAGAAGTGCAGGTCAATTACTACAAACAGCACAAACACAAATTAATTCTCAAGGTATTACTGAAACATTAAAGAGACAAAGTTTAAGTTTCGACAGAGCTTCTGCTATTGCTGAAGCAGCTAAGGTTCCACCAGATGTTGTTTATACAAACCTGCCTCCTGAATATATAAAAGCTTTAGATACAGGAGAATGGACACCTAGAGCTGAATCTTTTAGACATCAAATAGAAACACTTATAGCAGATACAGATACTGGATTAAAAACTATTCAAGATTTTCTTGGTGCTCCAGAAGCAAAAGAAGGTGTTCAACGAGCAAGAAATATAACTGACTGGGAAAAGAAAGGAAAAGGATTAGCTGTCTACTACGTTAATAACTTATTAAGTGCAGCTAAAACTTGGGCAGTACAAGGTTCTGGATTAATAAGAACAGTTGCTGAACCTGCGTTCATGGGAGCTACTAACTTAAATCCAAAGATGGCAATACAACAATATAACTACATGATTAGAACTTTCTATGGCTCGTTAAAGTTGGGTCAAAAAGCATGGTTAACAGGACAATCCTTATACGATCCAAAAATAAGAACAGGTGCGTGGGCTGGTGATGTAGCAGGTCAGGTGGATATGAATAATACTTATGCTAAAAATCGTGCTTATCAGTTAGATGATCCTCATCCTTCTTACGATTTAAACAATACTCCTTTTATTAATGAGTTAAAAAACAACCCTGCTCACCATACAGCAAATGTTTTATGGAGATTAGGTACTTGGAATATTAGAGGTCAGTTAGCTTTAGATACATTTACTAAAAGCTTGGCTGGTAATTCTCTTGCTTATGTTGTTGGGCTAGACGAAGGAATGATTCAAGGAGCTGCAAAAGGTTTACAAGGTATTGAGTTAGATAATTACGCAAAACAATGGGCTGATGCAAAAGTAGAGTTCTACACCTTTGATGCTGTTATCAATGGAGAAACGATTGCAAATGCAATTATGAAAGATGAGACAGCTTTACAGATAGGAAGAATCCTTACCTTTACAGACGATGTAAGAGCAAAGATGCCAAATAGAACAAAGAGATATGGAATGGAATTAGCAAGAGCAAGAGGAATGGTTGATGAGAATGAGATTGAAAAATTTGCTAAAGCTTATAGAAATGGAGAACTTGAAGGAGCACAAAAGCTTTGGAATAGATTTACAAGATCTGCTGATGGAGCAATTCAAGATGCAGATAACTTACAAAACCTTCCAGGTGTAGGAGAATTTACTCCAACATTGACTTCTGCGTGGTCACAAGTACCTCAGTTCTGGGGAAAAATGCAGTCAGCTAAACATGGTTATCTTGCAAGTTTCATTCAACCTTTCAATAGATCTCCTGGTGACATCACTAAGCAATGGGTAAGAATGATTCCTGGTTTAAATATGACAGTCGATACTTTCTATAGAGATCTATTTAATGAGAATGTTTATTTAAAAAATAGATGGAAATCAGAAGTAGCTATCGGTACTACAACAGGAGGTTTATTTGCAGCGACTGTTTTAAATAATGATGAGTTCCCTATTGAATTTACTGGGTATGGGCCAAACAATCCTTCTATGAGAAAAGAATGGACTGATGGAGAAAGACCAGCTTTATCTTGGAGGACTAGAGGTAGAGATAGAGATGGTAATCCTGTATATGGAAAGTGGCACTCTTATAGAGCATTTGAACCAGCTGCTACATTTATCGGTGGATTAGCTGACTACAAGATGTTATATGCAGATATGTCAGAGAAAGAAAGAAAAGATTTAATAGCAGGATTCTCTATGTCTACAGCAGCACAAGTAATGTTAGGTAGATTTAATTCTACTTATTACAAAGGCATTGTTGAACTTATAGATGCTGTAGCTGATGTAATGCCTATTACAAATGGTGGATTTATGAGGAGAGAATTAGAAGCTTCAGAACGGAATAAACTATCAAGATATATGCAGCGATTTGTTACTAACTTCATTCCAGAGTCAAGTCGTTTAAGAGAAACGAGCAGAGCTATGGATAGATATAAGAGAACTATTGACAGTTCTGTTGCTCCAATTCAATCCTTTGACGAAGCAGATGAAGGACTTGTTAAAACAAGAGATGCTTTAGGTCGAATAATTTATTTAAAAGAAGCAGATGCAGAGTTCCAAGATGGCAATCCTTTAATGACTTGGGTAGCTAGTTATTGGAGACAGCAGATAGATGAAATAAAAAATACAATCCCTGGTTTCTCTGAAGATCTTCCTGAAAGAATTAACTGGGTAACTGGCTTACCAATTAGAAATGCTGGTTTCTTAGGTAGCAATCAACTTCCTTATGATGATGCACCTTGGTTGTCAAGATTAACAGGAGCTTATTTTGGAACTTTACTTGGTACTCCTAGTGAATTTGGAATAGGTGCAAAAGGACATGACTTTGATCCTAGAACTCCTAATCAGAAGAAGAAAGGAGTTATAACTAAAAATTATAAAGCTGCATTAGTTAATGATGAATTGATTAAACTTTCAAGAGCAGGAGCTACTTTTCCACCACCAAGACCTAGTGACTTTGGACAAGGCATAAGGCTTAGTGCGCCAGCGTTTAGACAGTATAAAGAATATATTTATTCAGTCAAATTAGGCAAGTATGGTAATGTGACATTAATGGAAGCTTTATATAATAAAATGAGATCTAAGAATGAATATCAAAAGTTTAAATATATTATTCATCCTATTAAAGATGCTGATGCAAGAACAGGTTTTGCTAAAAATGAAATCATCCAAGAGATTATGAACGACTTTAAACATAAAGCCAAGGAAAAATTCAGAGAAGATCCAACAAATGAATACAGAATGGAAGTTGTTTTAACAGAAAGACAGATCAGAGCAGCAGAAGAATTGCAAGAAGAACAACGAAGAGGAGGTCGATTAGACCCTATCTATGAACAAAGCGATAGTATGGGAAGAAGTACCCAAGAATTTACTGCTCAACTCAATCAGTAGCTAAACCATGCCTTACGCTTTCGATACTTATTCAGGGAACGGTTCGTTAACTGATTTCAATATCTCCTTCCCTTACATTAACGAAGACCACGTAAAAGTTTACGTTAACTATACGCAGACTTCTTTTACCTTTGAACCAAACAAATCTACTGCTCGTTTAGCGAGTGCTCCTGCTAATGGAGCTGTTGTAGAAGTTAGAAGGATTACACCTCTTGCTAATGTCCTTGTCGATTATGCAGATGGATCAACTCTTACAGCTGGAGACTTAGATACTAATAACCTTCAACACTTATATATAGAACAGGAATTAGATGATATCCAGAACAAAGCTATAGCTCTATCTCCTACTACTGGTCTTGCTACAGCTAATAATAGAAGAGTAACTGAAGTAGCAGATCCAACAGCAGCACAGGATGCAGTAACAAAAGCTTATCTCGAAAGATCAGGAAGTATTGCTTCTGCCCAAATCGCAGATGGAACCATTGTTAATGGAGACATAGCAAATACAACCATTACAGGTGGAAAGCTAGTAAACGATACTATTACAGCAACTCAAATAGCAGCAAACGCAGTCACAGCAAGCGAACTCGCTAATGATGCAGTTGATACAGATGCAATAGTAAACCTAAATGTTACAAGAGGAAAGATTGCTAATGATGCAATAGATGGAACCAAAATTGCAGATGATTCAGTCGATTCTGAGCATATTGTTGCTGATTCTCTTGATACTGAGCACTATGCCCCAGGGTCAATAGATGCCACAGCATTAGGTACTAACGCAGTTACGGGAGTGAAAATTATTGCTGATGCAGTAGATGGAACGAAAATAGCTGATAACTCTATTAACTCTGAGCACTATGTAGACGGATCAATAGATGTAGAACACCTGGCAGACAACTCTGTAGATAGAGCTTCTATTGTTGCTGATGCAATAGATGGAACTAAGATTGCTGATGATTCAATCAACTCAGAACACTATGTTGACGGCTCTATAGATACAGCCCATATAGCTGATGATCAAATAACGACAGGTAAAATTCTTGATAATGCAGTAACAGTTGCAAAAATTGCTGATGCTGAACTAACAACACTTGCAGGAATGCAGTCAGGTACTGCTTCTAAACTTGCTAGTGGTACTGCCCTTACTTCAGATATTGCAGACCTTAACCAAGTAGATGGATTAACAAAGCAGACAACCATCTCTGATAGTGATGCTTCATTCCCTACTTCTGGAGCAGTTGTTGATTATGTCGCTGCACAGATTGCACCTTTAGGTGGATTGGAAGTTGTAGCTACTGAGGTTGCTTTCCCTAATACACAGCCTTCATCTGGTGTTGTCATTTCGATTAGTGATGCTGGTGGTGTTGTCATTAATGGATCAGGTGTTAGTACAACAGGTAGGACAGTTGGTGGTACAACAGTAACTATTAATGGATTCCCTTCCAGTCTCTATAGCGAAACCTTAGTTGCTGGTGTTGGCTTAATGGTCAGCTCTACTGGCTCTAGTCAAACTTATAACTACCATAAGATCCTTGGAAAAGAAGATGATATTAAACAGTTATCAGATGATATAAATGATTTTAATGCAAGGTATAGAGTAGGAAGTTCTAATCCTTCAAGTGCATTAGATGCTGGAGATTTATTCTTTAATACTGGAACAAATAAATTATTAGTTTATAACGCAACTAATACAGCGTGGGAAGAAGCACAATCAATTGGTAACTTCTATATCTCTACATTCAGTGAATCATTTGATGGAAGTAGAACAGATTTCACGTTAAGTAATGCACCTACTAATGCTCAACAAGTCATCATAAGTATTAACGGAGTTATTCAAAAACCAAACGCAGGAAGTTCAACTCCATCAGAAGGATTTGCTCTTAGTGGTAATACTGTAAAGCTAAGTAATGCACCTGCTAGTGGATCAAGTTACTTCGCTTATGTAATGGGTTCAACAGTAAATATTGGAACCCCAAGTAACAACACAGTAAGTACAGCCATCATTCAAAATGGTGCAGTAAATACTGATAAGTTAGGAGCAAATGCGGTTACTGGAGCTAAGATTGCTGATGATGCAGTTACTTCTGCGAAGATAGCAGATAACGCTGTAGTCACAGCAGCTATCAATGCTGACGCAGTTACAGCAGCAAAGATTGCAGACGATGCAGTTGGTGCTGAACATATAGAACAATTAGACGCTGATTTAGATTTTGCAGATAATGCAGCTGCTGTTTTTGGAACAGGCTCAGATTTAAAAATCTACCATAATACAGTTAATTACATTGATTCGGCTGCCACACAATTACGCATAGACGCTGATGTCCTTAGATTAAGGACTGATGCTGGAGAACACTACTTAGAAGCAGATGCAAATGCAGGCGTAAAACTCAATTATAATGACGTTAAGAAGTTTGAGACGACTGCAACAGGTGTTGATATAACTGGGAACTGTACGATTACTGGTAATTTCCGTGGTAATGATGATATTAAATTAAACCTGGGGAATAGTGATGATTTACAAATCTATCATGATTCCTCCAACTCTTATATAAAAGCAATTAGTGGTGGTGCTGGTGATCTTCTTATCATGGCAGATGGTAAGAAAATTAAACTTACTCCTAAAAATGGTGATGAAGGTATTGTTGTTATTGATGACGGGGCAGTAGAACTCTATCATAATGGTACTAAGCAATTTGAGACAACTTCAACAGGTATTAGTACACCAGGTTATTTATATTTAACTGGAGACGGTAAAGAAATAAGAATTGGAGCAGGTGAAGATTTAAGAATCTACCATGATGGCTCCAATAGTCGAATCGATAATGCAACTGGTGAACTACAAATATTTGCTGATACCTTTAGGGTTTTAAGTAAGAGTGCTGATGAGAATATGATTAAAGGTGTAAGCAACTCATCCGTAGAAGTCTATTACAACAACTCTAAAAAGGCGTACACGACTAACGATGGATGGAGAGTAGCAGGAGATTGTTATCCTACAAGTAATGGAACAGGAATGGATCTAGGGCAGTCTAGTGAAAGATGGGAAGATGTATATGCTTCAAATGGAACTATACAAACTTCTGACAAGAACGAAAAAAATACAATTGTAGACACTGATTTAGGTTTATCTTTCGTAAATAAATTAAAACCTGTATCTTATAAATTTAACGGTAAGACTAGAACACACTATGGTCTTATTGCTCAGGATGTAGAAACAACATTATCTGATATAAGTAAACCTACAACTGGGTTCGCTGGTTTTATTAAAGAAGACATTCCAGATAAATTATATGTAGAAGAAGATGAGATACCTGAAGGCAAGAAAGTAGGTGATCTTAAGACTGCTGCCTATACAACTTATGGTCTTAGGTATAACGAATTTATATCACCGTTAATCAAAGCAGTACAAGAACTATCTGCAGAAGTAGAAACATTGAAAACTAAAGTAGCTGCACTTGAGAGTGCATAATCCATTCCACTAATTAACAACAATGGCACTCACTAAAATTGACGATAGAGGTGTTACCTATCCTCTAGATTTATTAGACAACGAAAAGATTCGCTTCGGTACAGGCAATGATTTAGAGCTTTACCATACCAGTGGATCAGAGTCATATATTGATAATAGTAACGGTCATTTATTTATTCAAAACGGTGGATCTAATGATGATTCCAATATCTATATAAGAGCAAGAGACGGTGAAAATAGTATTGTTTGCCACGATGACGGAGCAGTAGAACTCTATTATGACAACAGTAAGAAATTATCCACAACAAATTCTGGTATAAAAGTAGAAAGAACAGATTCAACGCAGTCATATATAACTATGGCTACCAGTGCTGGAGATGCTGGTTTCATATTTGCAAATAGCAATACTGATATTGAATTAATGGATAGAGACGGTCATCCTTTCTTTAAAGGTGTTAAAGACGGAGCCGCATCACTCTATTACGACAATGTTAAGAAGTTTGAGACAACTTCAACAGGAACAAACGTCACTGGTGTTCATGTAGATGACGGTGCTACCCATGATGGAGATGTATCTCTTAATGGTGCTAGTTATAATTCTTGGTGGGATAAATCAGATAGTGCCTTTAAATTTGATGATAATGCAAAAATAAAGGTAGGAACTGGTGAAGATCTACAAATCTACCACAATGCAACTAATAGTTTCATCCAAAGTAATACTGGTTATTTAAAGATTCAAACGGATAGTTTAAAACTACATGATAGGTCTGACGATCATCCAATGATCGAGGCAGTAAATAATGGAGCAGTAAATCTCTATCACGACAACGTTAAGAAATTTTCCACAACTCAATACGGAATAGAAGTTCATGGAACCACTGATAATGCCAGAATAGCTTTTGGTGACGCTTACTCAAATAGTAGAATTGGTTATATTGGCTTAAATCGTTTTGGTATTGATGCACATGACGGTATTGAAGTAAGAGATCCTTCTGATTCATATGGGACTAGATTCAAAATTGATGAGAATGGATATATAACTAAACCTAAACAACCTTACGCAAAAATACACTTTAATCATTACAGCAGTGGTGGAATGGATTCTAGTACACTAACAAAGCAAGAGAGTGTAGCTTATAGTATTATTAGTAATGGTATGAGCCATAGTAATGGTCGTATCACTGTACCTGTAGATGGAAAATATTTGATTTATGGTCATAACAATGTTCTGGAGACTGGTAGCGGGCACATGTCTGTAAGAGTCAATGGTTCTAACCAATATGGCATGATGGCACAAAACGCTGATTCCGATGAACATTGGAAGTCAATGTCTATAATGACCATAATGAGTCTTTCCGCAAACGATTATGTAGAATCTTGGTTGTATGGAAAACAAGACGGTCAAAATTGGAACAGCCTCATTGTTACTTTATTAGCTTAATTTATGGATTACACAGTTACTTTGACAGACACAGAAACAAAGTCTTTAGCATATGTTGCTGAAGATAATAGTGAATGGATCACTAACGCAGCTAAAGCAAGAGCAAACGTAGCTAAGGAGGAAATCATTTCTCTTAACACAGCTCATTGCAATAAAAATAGCATCGCCATTGCAGTTGGTGAAGATGCTCAAGTTACACAGGCTTATACGCTTGGTGTAGTTAAATCAGCAGCAGATAGGAATAAGGAAGTTAATGAGGCCAAATAAGACAATTCATTAATAGTAAAGTAAGCTTCAACTACAGACAAAAATCTTATGGCAACAAAAACCTGGCAGGTAAATACCCTTCAACGTGAACTAGCGGATGGGTATGTAAATAAAGTAATCTATCGTGTCAACGGTGAAGATGGTACTTATAAGTTCAGAGCAACGGGAGAAGTAGATCTTCCTAAGCCTGATACTCTTGTACCGTATGGCGACTTGACTGAAGAAGTGGTTCTTGGTTGGGTTAAGGCAAAGCTTGATGCTGACAAAGCTGGCACTGTAGCTGCAATCGAAACAGCAGTAGAGAACGGTGTTAATGAGCAGAAGACACCAACAAAAGGTGTCGGCAAACCTTGGGCATGAGAAAAGTAATTGATGGCATTGCTATTGCATCAGGCGTTGGTGTCATAGCAATACTTGGTGGTGGGGTCTATGGTTACTTCTGGTTCCAAGGAAACAAGGATGCCTTGATGGATAAGGCTCTTCAGCAAGTAACTAAGTCGATAAAATTACCTGGATTATCTAGTCCAGCACTACCAACAGCAGCTCCACCTAGTCTTCCTAAGTTCTAATGAAACTTGAAATGGGTAAAGAATGGGCTGAAGAACAAGCCCAAAGAGCTATTCGTATGAATAACCTTTATGTTCTTGATGGCAGACACAGACCTGACCATCCTCAACATGGGATTTATACAGGATTAGCTGCTAAAGCAGAAGAACTTGAAGCTGAACTTAACGAATAACTGTCAGTGTTCTCACTGCAAAGAAATAAGAGAACAACAACTTAGACATGGACAATGGATCAAGAATACCCAAGATAGGAATACAGCCAGTAGCTCATCCTGTTATTCGAGTGTGGCAGATACAGCCACCTCAGTCTTTACACATTCCAGCTCCAGTCACAGTTAACTTAGGTTTTCCTGTAATTGATATGCCTGGGTGTGTTGAAGCACGAAAGAATAATAGAGAGAACTCTGCATTACTAACTAACGATCCAAAAGGAAATGTTGTCTTATGCCAAGCGGAGTATCCAAGCTACAACGCAATGGATTACACACCAGAGGAACTTATATATCCACCAAAGGGAGATGAACAAAGATACCCGCAACCAGAAATCCCAGCAGCAGACCCACCGCCCGCCTCGAAGATCGAGGATTGCCCGCCACCTGGAGCAGCGGAAATTGGAACTAAAATTGAGGATGGACGGAAAGAAATAATTGCGTATCAATTGATTGGCAATCGTTGTGTTACGCAGTACAAGAAGTTAACAACGACACAACAAATCGTTAATGCCATACCCACTCCTCCTCAAGTTGTTAGCACTACTGGGATTACTCTTATTGCTACAAGTGCGGCTCTTGCTACTCCTCTCCTGCTAAAAGCAGTAAAGCCAATTGTTAAACAGATTATTAATCGAGTTAAAAAAGCTTTAGGTAAACCAGTTCGACCTTTAACACAATCAGAAAAGAGATCTAATTCTTATCGAGAGAAGAGGGGCTTACCACCTCTAAAGGTTTAAGTGTATGTCTATGCGGTAAGACTTGTCCCATCTTGGGTTTTACGAGAATGTCTTCACAAATCTTGTGATAAGGAGAATCAGTAGTAAATTCTATACCTGCTAACTTTAATTCTCCACAGTTCTTCAGTCTTGTAATTTCAAAATCTAATCGCTTAAAGTTAACTAATTCTTGCTGCAAAGCTAACTGTTTATCTACAGCAGACTTACATCTTTTTTGTAATGAATTGTCTAAAGGAATAGAGAAGTTTGCAGATATACCAAGGTTTAAAGCAAAGTTATCTTTTTGTCCAGTCCTAGTAGCTACATGATGACTAAGTGTTCCATCATCGTTGTACGAGGGAGCGTCATACCAATACTCTCTAGGAGTACTATATGTATGTGAATCGGTAGCAAATGGCGAAATAGTTAACATTGGGCCTTGGCATATTATGTTTCCTCCGTAATGATTTGTAACACTATTTCCAGGTAAATTCTGTATTCCCATATTGGTTACACTGCCACTACTATTAGCAACGGGAGCTGCCGTAGAACTTGTCTGCGCTACGGCACTCCCTCCATATAAGAGAGCTACTGCGAGAAGACCGAGGTGGTTTCTGTGACGGACTCTATATTTGTTGTTCGCTGAATGGTTGTTACATTTTGGAGCGAAGGCCCACGATAAGTTTCTACGAATTGAAAGGGTTGACCTTGATTCGTAATCGTGACGTTTCCTCTGGAATTGATGTCTAATCCAGTCCATGTTTGTGATTGTCCTCCCACTGTGCTTGTAGTGGTGTTGGGGTCAGGTGCGATTGAGTTTCCATCAATAGAAATATTTGAACCATTTAAAGAATATTGATAGCCAGAGTAATCGTGTGAAACAATATTTTCTGTAACTACGCTAGTCGTTCTCGTAGTGGATTGCATAGTGCCGCTAGTGAAATTTGGCACAACGGGTACACAATAAGCGGGAGAATGTATAAGTAATAACAGTGGCAGAAGCCGCTTCATCACTTAATAGTTAAGGCACTCTCAACACTTCCAATCGCAGAAGTACCAGCTCCACCTGCGGTTATTGTTATAACACCTTGGCTTGTAATCGTACCTGCTAATGTATCTTTTGCACCAGCAGCAGTAGAAGTTATATTACTGAAATTTCCTACAGCTCCTACCGAGGGAGCTGAAGTAGGGACTGCATCCGCTTGAGTATAACTTTGGGAATACGAGAAGGCGGCTCCTGGGTTATCTTGCGTTGCAGCAATCGTTCCAGGCGAATAAACGCCACTCGTAATTGTCCCAACCGAGACGGTTCCTGCAGTTGTGCCATCAGTTGTGTCTATGTTACTTCCAGCAGCCGAGAAGCTTGAGCCAATTCTTTGTGCTTGTGTAGCAGCGGCATTAACTGTGAGCTGAGTGCTGGTGGTTATTGCATGGGTTATATCAGCCCTAGCAGGAGCTGCAAGAAATAATAGGAATATTAATAATTTCATTCCTTAAACCTTCCAGTAATGGGATCAACCTCTAAACCAGTAATGGGATCAGTCTTAACAACTTCAGCTCCATTAATAGTTAAAGGAGTTTGTACTCTAATGATTTGTTCAGTCTGTGCTGTATTGCTTTTAGCAATCATTGCTTCCATATCTTCTTTGCTTACACCGTTTCCATTCTTCTTATCTTTAGCTGTAGCCAAACCAAAAGTCGAAAGTGCGCCAGTGAAAACAGATGCGATAAAAGTCGGATCGAAGTTTTGTTTCTGGAATCCAGGGAGATCTACATAAGCAAGAGTCAAGATAAAGCCTGACCAAACAACGATTCCAAGTCTTACTCCAACACCAATGAGTGCTACCTGTTCATCTTTATCTGGGGTTATATCTTGAAGCTTCTTTAAAAGACCTTTCTTCTTTTCCTCCTTTATTTCAGAAGGCGGTGGAGTTTGGTT